TGAGCGGTTCTGGCAGATTTTGGAAAACATGCGCTCTTCGACCGCCATGATGGTGGAGTTGGGTGAGCGGGCCGGTACCTCGGTTCGTTACGGTCGGGCCAAAGACCCGGTGAGCATGTTCATGGACGAGGCCAACAAGGTTGCTGCCGAGTCGGGTGGCAAGGTTTCGCTGGCCGAGGCGATGGAGCAGGTCGCGGCAAACGACCCGAAGCTCTACGAGCAGTACCGTGTGGCTAACTACTCGTTCCGCGACTAATTTGCAGGAGGTGAATTATGGCTGGTTCTAACTACGTCCTCGATAAGGGCGTTCCGGTTCTTTCCACGTACAACAGCTCTGCCACCACTGGTGTGCAGGCGTTCCGGTGCGTGAAGATTACCACTGCTGGATTGATGGACATTCAGCTTGCGTCGACCGCCGGTAACATTGCCTTTGTCGTACAGGAAAACATCGACGCCGCCAAGGTTGCCACCGGCAAAGCCATCGCGGATGTTCGTTTCATGGGCATCACCAAGGTCCGTGTGGGTGTCGCCACTGGTGTGACGATCGGCTCGCGGGTCATGCCCAACGGCACCGATGGTTCGGTTATCACTGCTACTGGTGCGACTGCCCAAGTTCTGGGCATTGTGGTGGGTACTGACCCATCGGCTGGTACGGTCGCCACCGGCGATCTTATCGACGTTCTCCTTACTCCCGGCACTCAGTTCGGCGCGTAAGCGAAGGGAGGGAAACCTTAAATGGCAGTTTACAATGTGACTGGTTCCGGTAACGTCCACATTGACCAGGTTCTGACCAACATTTCGGTTGGTTGGCCGACCCAGGGTCTTGCTGGCGCGGCGCTGTTCCCGGCCGTGAGCGTGCGGAAGCAGTCTGACAAGTACTACATCTTCGGCCGTGAAGGTTGGCTCCCTGAGCACGACCTTCGGGCTCCGGGTACTGAGGCCAACGAAATCAGCGGTGCCGCTGTTTCGCTGGACACGTACTACGCCCAGGAGCACGCGCTCCAGATTGCGGTTACTGACGAGGAGCGGGAAAACGCGGATTCTCCGCTTTCTCCGGACCGCGACGGTACGCTGCTGGTGACCTCGAAGATCCTGCTCGGTCGGGAACGTGCGTTCCAGACCATTTCCACCACAGCGGCCAACTACGCCTCCGGTAACACGGTGACGCTTTCTGGTACTTCGCAGTGGAATGACTACGCCAACTCCGACCCGATCTCGGATCTGCGTTCGGCGAAGATCGCGATTAACGGCCGTATCTTCCAGGACCCGAACGTTGCGGTCATTCCTTACCAGGTCATGGTGAAGCTGGAAGACCACCCGGACTTCCTGGAGCGGATCAAGTACTCCGAGCGGGCGATTTTCTCGCCTGAGTTGCTTGCTTCGGTTCTCGGGTTCGAGCGGGTTATCGTGCCCGGTGTGGGGATCAACAGCGCCCACCTTGGCGCGACTGCTTCGCTTGGTTACCTGTGGGGCAAGGATGTCGTGGTTGCCTACGTGCCGGGTGGTCCCGGTTTGAAGGTTCCGGCCTACGGGTACGAGTTCGTCTGGAACAACCAGACTGTCGACCGCTGGCGCGAGGACAAGCGGAAGTCGGACGTTATCCGGGTTTCGCGGTACTACGACGTGAAGCTTGTTGCTCAGGGTGATGCGGGTACATCCGACGCCGGTAAGTCGATCGCTGGTTACCTCATCAAGTCGGCGGTTGCGTAACAACTCAACTGCTCAACCAAAGGAGGAAACATGGCGAAGAAGCTTATCGCAGTGACCGCAATCCGGCACAACGGCGAAGACATGCCTGCCAACGAGCCGGTGGACACGTCCAAGTTCACCAAGGAAGAGCTCAAGGCGCTCTACGACGCTGGTTCTGTGCGTGTTGAGGATGACGGCAACAATGGCCCGGACACTTCGGTCAACGCAGAAGCTGCGTCTCCGGAGAACCCGACCGGTCAAGACGCGCAGCAGGTTGGCGATGTCTCGGCGGCGGCAAAGGGTGAGACCACGCCCCAGGCAATGGCGGCCACTCCGCAGGGCACTGCGGCACAGGCCACCGACACGTCGAGCAAGACGACAAACACCAAGAAGTAATTCATGACGGTCATCACGGTCCAGGAAGTCAAGGGATGGGTAGAAACCACCAAACTGCCCATCACTGCCCTTGACTTGAACTTTCTGCCCCAACTTGAGGCAGAAGTGTTCGCCCGCCTTGGCACCGTGTATGACACCACCGTCTGGCTCGACCCGGATACGACACCCGCCATTGTGCGGGTGTGCATTACCAAACTTTATGCAGCCTGGATTTACGATCGTGCCTACAGCGAAAACCAGGGAGTAACAAACGACTACGCCGCGATGCTGCGCGGTAACGCGGAAATGTTAATCACTGGTCTTATTGATGGAACCATCGAAATTCCAGGAGTCATCCCGATCTCAAGCCCTAATCCGGCGTTCTATCCAAATGACGCATCGAGTGCGCTGGACCCAACGGTGGATGATTCCTCGTTGGGTCCGGCCAGGTTCAGCATGGGCAAGGTCTTCTAATTCGATTCCTTAGGAAAAGAACGTTATGACCATGCCTGTTCGGTTACCGAAGATTGAATTGAGTGATTCATTCTTCCGGCAACTCACGGTGTTGGAAACCAAGATCGATCTGTTGGAATTCAAACTGTCCGATTTCAAGGAACCGCTGGAAGTAGCGCTGCACGATGTGGTGATCCCTTCGGTAGCGGCGAACTTCGAACATGGTGGCCGACCGAAATGGGCACCGCTAGCCCCCGGAACCGTCAGAAACCGGAATAACCACACCGGACCGATTCTTTACCGGTCCGGTAAACTCTATGATGCCGCGACAGATCCGAGTAGCTGGACTGTCACCAAGGACATGTTGGCGCTTACCAGCATTTCCGGCCGAGTAAAGTACGCAGGATTCCACCAGATGGGGGCTCCTCGGGCAAACATTCCAGCTCGCCCTTACGTGGAGTATCAGCCGCAAGACATCGACGCCATCATGGAGTTGTTTGGGCTGTGGGTTGACGATATCATCGACACGGTGTGGGGCACTGGTGAGGAGGGTCCGTCATGACCAGCCCTATCTCGCCGCATACTGACCTCACCTCAGTCGTTGGTCAATATTTGTATAACAAACTTCTAAACAATAAATATGATCTCGGCCTAAATGATGTTTTCTACGGGAACCACAACAACGTACCGCAGGACGCCATTGCAGTGGTGATTCCCGGACCAAAAATTCGGACCTTGGCCGGAGTGAGCGCGCCGGGGGGTCGTGTTCAAAACGAGCTCAATGTCTACATCGACATCATGACCCAGAAAGTGCTGATCGGGGAAAGTGCTGGCCGACTAGCGACCGATCAACTGGCCGAAACCGTCGAACATTACATCCATCAGGACACAACCCTGGGTGGCAATATCATCCACGGATTCGTAAACCGGTGGGATCCGGGCCAGGATTTCATCCTACAATCAGAATTTCGGGTTGTCCGGATGACCTTTACCGGAATCTCGAAGACATACCTCTCGGTCTAGTTAAGGAGAGCTATGAAGGTTTATTTGAAATCCGAGGTCGAATGCACTGTTGACGGGGTTGGCCTCCTTGAGCCGGGTAAAGAGGTAGCGGTTGATGTCCCTACCTTTGAGCTGTTTCACAAGGTAACACCGGCCCAGGCGAATTTCCCGAAGTCCGTCACAGTCATCTACGACACGGCCGACGACGAACCCGCTGTGGAGCCTGTGGATAACCAGGAACCGCCAGCGACAAATATTGGTTCGGGTAACGATGAGGAAACTCATCAAGAGACTCAGGAGGTGACTGAATAATGGCTCCTCCTGGCATTGGTGCAGCCGGTATTCTGGGCATTGCGCGCGAAGTGTTGCTTCCGCCTGTTCAGTCCGCATTGGCGACTGCGACAACTGGTGGCACGATCACCGCTGGTACCTACCGGTATGTGGTCACCGCGATTAACGCCAGTGGGGAAACCACAGCGTCCAACGAGCAGACCATTACCACCACGGGTGCCACCTCCACCGTGACGGTGACCTGGGTTGCGGTCACTGGTGCCACTGGCTACAAGCTGTACAAGACTGCTGCTGGTGGTGGTACTGGTACGGAGCTTTTGTACAAGACCGTTGGTTTGGTCACTACCGACGTTGACACCACACCAGGTACCCCAACTGGTGCGTTTCCGAGTACCAACACAGCGTCGAACTCCGGGGTCTACGTGGCCCCGACCAAGTTCATCCCGTTTATGTCCGAGTCGTTGACTTCGACGCAGGCTACCATTTGGCGTCGTCCGATTCGTCAAAGCGCGGACATTATTGGTGCGGTGCCCGGTAACTTCAACGTCGCCGGGGACATCTCGATTGAGGGCATGGAAGACTGCGTCGTCTACTTCCTGTTCGGTTCGCGGATGTCCATTGCCAAGACCGGCACTACCAACTACACCTACACCTGCACACCAACGGCCAACGCGATTCCGAACAACACACTGTCGATCACGGTAGTGCGTAACGGTACGGTCTTTGGCTTTACCGGCTGTGTGGTGACCAGCCAGACGTTTACCCAAAACGATGGCATCTTCATGTACAACTTGTCGATCATTGGCCGTGATGAAGCGGCGCAGACGCTGCCGACACCGACCTGGCCGACAACAGTGCCGTTTGGTGCTGGCCAGTGGAGCATTGAAATTCCCACTGGTACGCCGGTTTTTGACACGGACACCTTTGAGTTCACCATTGACGACGGTGCCGACCCGCAGTTCCGGCTGAAGAGCACCACCCGTGGCGCGGACTTCATCAAGTATGGTGAGCGTGCGCTGACCATGACGATGGAACGCGACTTCTTGGACCGCACCGACTTCGATGCGTTCAAGGCATTGACCTCGCAGACCATTACCATCACTGCGTCCAAGGGTGCGAACAACTCCATCTCGCTCAACGCCCCGGCGGCAATCAAGGATACCTATGAGGTGACCAACTCTGGGCAGGGTGACCTGGTTCGGGCTTCGTTGGCCTACAATGGCGTGATCGATGGTACCGGTAAGTCTTACCAGATTACCCTGAAGACGCAAGAGAACGTGCTGTAGTATCGGAGCCGCCATGTGCAAACCTTTATCCTGCACACAATTTTCTGGATAGTTCTCATTATCCTGATCGATCTAGCCATTCAAAGTGGAAGGAACCCAATGCCTCGTGCAACCGTGGCCGTAGACAGTCAGACCTTTAAGCTGGAAACCTGCCCCGATGGTTGGGTCAAGATCCGCCGGATGACATACGGCGAGAAGCTGTCTCGGCAAGACGACATGATGAACATGCAGACCTCGACCAAAGACGACATGATGAACATCCGGATTCAGGCCAAGAAGATGGCGTTGGTGGATTTTGCCAACCTCATCATTGAGCACAACCTGACCGATGAGAATGATCTGCCGTTGAACTTCAAGAATGCTGCGGATGTGGCCAAGCTTGACCCACGGATTGGCGATGAGATTGGCAAGTACATCGATAGCATTAACAGCTTTGAAGACGAGGCCAGCACAAAAAACTTCTAAACGAGATTCGCCTAGCGATTCTCGTACCCACTAGAACCTGTAAGGACATCCAGGCACAGATGTTCTTGGAAGTCTGGAATTTGAGCTTGCTCACGAAGACGCTGCCGAAGTCGGGAGGACTGCTCGATCAGGATAGTTTCTACGTGTATTTGGCCAAGTACGCATTTCAGTACAAACACGACCGTGAAGCTGCTGACATGCGCAAAGCACAGAGCCAACTGCCGAAACGCTAGCCGGATCTCTAGGGAGGGGCAACATGCCACTTAACTCTAGAGATCTTTGGCTAGTCCTGAAAGCGCAAGACCAGACCAACCGAGCACTTTCTTCGTTCGGTCGCAACGTGCGCAACGCTGGCGCGCAAGCTCGGCTTGCCCAACTTGAATTGCAACGGGCCCAGTCGCAGGCCACGATCACCACGGCCAAGCAGAATGCCGAGATTCTGAAGTCTGAGGCTGCCCAACTTGCTGCGCAGCGTGCCGCAATCAAGTACACCGCTTCGCAAATGGCCGCCAATGGGGCAACCCAACAGCAGCTCAAGCCATTGCACGATCAGGCCAATGCGATCGATGCCCAAATCATTGCCCGAAACAACCAGGCTGCCGCATTGCGCAACGTGGCCGCCAATGAGGCCGTACATCTGGAAACGGTCAAGGAGCAAATCTCCCAAACCAAAACCTACAACAGCGCAATTCAGGATAACGAAAAGAACCTGGCCCACCTTTCCGGGCGGTTCCAATCAGTGGCGCAGACTGCCACGGCTGCGGGTTTTGCTATTTCCGCTGCTGGCGTACTGACCCTGATTGGGATCAAAAAGGCGATCGACGTCTCGGTGGAGTACGAACGCCAAGTCCGAGCAACCGCAACACAGGTTGATGGGTTCTCCGGAAACCTGCAACAACTGGGTGACATTGGTCGGCGTGTTGCCAAAGACATCGCCGTACCATTTGAGCAGATCCAACCGGCGCTGTTCGACGTGTTCTCGTCGATGGATGTCACCGTTGGTGAAGCTGAGAAACTGCTACGCTCATTCTCCAAGGCCGCAGTTGCCGGTCAAACCGACATTCAATCGGTGTCCCGGGCCACCATTGGTATCCTCAACGCCTTCCACTTGCCAGCCTCTGATGTCAATAAGATCTTGGACATCCAGTTCAAGCTGGTGCAAAAGGGTATTGGTACCTATGAAGAGTGGAACCAGCGCATTGGTCTGGTGACGCCGTCGG